GGTGGTGGGCATTTGACCTTCACGGGTTAACGGGTCTCCACCCCGTAGCCGCTCAACTCAATCGACTGCAACCTAACAACTCGCTGTAGGCGAGACCGCTTCGCGGCCCGCCTAAGCTCGGGTGTTAGACCGCAGTTCGCCGCCGAAGAAATCGTGCATATCGTCGGCATTGATAATTGCTTGACCGGTGTTCAGCCGGTAGCAGCGCAGCTTGTGGCCCATGATGTCCATGACGCCCTCGTGTGTTGCCCACGGCGTGCCGTCATCATCCTCTGGCGGGCCATCGGCTTCGCGCCAATGCACGCCATCAAGCATCTTTTCAATCGGTGTTTTCATTTCTGCTCCGCATGTGTGGCTGCCGATCCCAAATTACCTGCGCAGACTCGCGCTTCTCTGTCCCGCCTTTGTCCAGATAGACCGCAACACGCTCTACACCCGCGTTCCCGGCCCCATCGTCGAATCGGTGCATTTCGTAGCGCACGAACTTGTTTGGCGGCCTGTGGTAAATCGGTACGTAGGGCATGGCTTCTCGCTTTGCGGTCTAACAAGGCATTCAAGGCCGACACCGCTTCGCGGCGCGGCTTATGTCAGCCGTTAGGAGGCGCGAGTCCACGCCATCAAGCGGCTTGTGATTGGGGCAATGCAGTCGCCCATTGCCTCCGCCAGCATGGACAAAATCGCCAGCGGGAACAGCGCCGCGAAAACCGGCAGCACCAGCCACCACCGCCAGTTCAAGATTGTTCGTTGCCGTCGGATGTTCATGGCTCGCCGCCTCCTAACAATTCGTTCAACGCGACACCGCTTCGCGGCGTCGCTGCATTTCGTGTCCGCACGTTGCGGTGCGCGTTAACTCAGCCGTTAGGCATCGGCTTGGCGCGCGCTCGCAACGTGCCGGACTTGGTGGTTTGGTGCGCCAAGCATCTGTCGCTACAAAAAACCACGGATCGCCCACGCCGCATGTCCACCACGCCCTTCCAACCAACGTCTTGCGCCCATCCTGCAATCACAAAAGCAAACATTGGCGGCCCGGCAACTTCGATTCGCCTTTCCGCTTGGCAGCTCCAACAAACTAGCGTCACTTCCATAATTCCTCGGCCCGATGCATAACAGTTCGTTCAAGCCGAGACCGCGCGAATCGCATCCGCGCAGTCATAGCCCGTATCGCTTTCAAGACTGCCAGCCGCGACACGGATACGCCCTGCGGCGGCAGACAACGCCTCGCACACTGCGGCGCAGCGTTCGCGCTCGGCCTCCACCACCGCCTCGGTCTGTGCGGATAGTGCAGAGATGGCGGCGTCTAGGGCGGCAGCGTATGGGGCGCCGTCCGCATGATCCGCGCGAAGCTCCCTCAGCGTTTCAACATGCTTATTCATTCGCCTCTCCCGCGTGATTGGCTGGGGGTGGGAGGGGGAGGGGTTGCCAGTGGGTCGGCTCCCCGGTCACGCGCACGCACTCGGTGCGGTGGGCGTACTGGATCCATGCCGGGTCGAAACCAAAGTATGTTCCGCCCCAATAGCCGCACTGGACGCCTCCCTCTTGTGAGAGCAGCAGCACCCAACTCCCATTCTTCGGCGCACTCTCAATCGGACGCCACCCACCCACAGGGATGGCCGCAAGGGCGGCTTCCAGTTCGTCGGCGCAATGCTCGCGCGCCATTTCAGCGCCGTTCGCCCGATCCTCGCTCATGTGCCTCGGCGCATTCCAGCCGCGCCATTCGTCGATCAACTCTCTCAACTCGTCCATATCGCCTCCTATGCCCGCTACTAAGCGGCGGCCTGCAATGCCTGGCGCAACCATGACGGCGCGCGGTCCAGGTTGACGGCGGCCGGCTCGTCCGGCTCCTCGGTCCGCTCCGCGAACTCGTGCGCCACAACGGCTGGGTACTTGTCGGTCTCATCCACTGTGATGCGGGCGGGCGTGGGCAATGCCCATGCGAGCGGCAAGGCTTCCTCGACCGTTCGCGGCACGCCCGCTGCGCCCCCGCGCGCCATCCACCAGCGCAGCGCCTTCGCGTGCGCCATGCCGGAATGCTCCAGGCACACCCACTCGCTGAACCGGCGCAGGCCGCACTGGTACGTCACGCGCAGCGATGGGATCTTGCCGGGCTTGGCGTGGCGTTCGTACTTCACGGACTGCACTGTATGCGTCGCCACGATCCGATCGCGGTCCGTCGACAAGACGGGCGCATCGATGGGGCGGTCCAGGTGCGCCGGGTCGCTGCCGCCGAAGTTGTGGCCGCATTCCGGGCAAGTGCGCACGCCGAACGCCAGCAACGCGCCGCAGGGGCACTCCTTCGCGCGGGCGGTCATCACGCCGGCCGCCTTGCCCGGGCGCGCGGTGCGCACGCGGATGGCGTCGACGGGGCCGTGTTCCAGCACGTTGCCGGCATAGTCCAGCACGAGACAGTCTTTCTTGCCCGGCGCGAGCCGGAACCCACGGCCGACCTGTTGGTAGTACAGGCCCGGGCTTTTCGTGGGGCGAAGCATCGCGACGCAGTCGATCCCGGGCGCGTCGAACCCTTCCGACAGCACGTTGACGTTCACCATCGCGCGCAGGTGCCCGGCCTGGAACTCGGCCAGCAGTGCCGCGCGCTCGCCCTTCGGCGTACCGCCATGCACCAAGCCGGCCGCGATGCCGCGCGCCGCCAGCGCCGCGCGCACGTGCTCGGCATGGGCCACGTTGACGCAGAACACAATCCACGCCTTGCGGTCGGCGGCGCGGTTGCATAGGTCGTCGCAGGTGCGTTCGATCAGGCCGGCGTCATCCATCGCCGCGGCCAATTGCGCTTCGTCATACTCGCCCCGCTTGATCGCCACGCGCGACAGGTCCGGCCGCTCGCCGGCGCGCGACACGAGGCGGGACAGGAACCCGGCCGCGATCAGGTCGGGGATGCGCGCCTCGTAGGCCACCTCGGTCAGGACGCGGCCGGGGCCGCAGACCGGCACGGCCTGGCCTTTCAGCCGGTACGGCGTCGCGGTCAGGCCGACCACGCGCAGGTTCGGATTCAGCGCGCGGCAGTCGGCGATGAATTGCAGGTAGCGGCCCTCGCCGTCCAGCGGAATGCGGTGCGCCTCGTCGATCAGCAGCAGATCGAACGGCCCGAACACCGACGCGCGGTTGTAGACCGATTGGATCTGCAGGAACAGCACGGGGTCGAAGCGGTCGCGCCGGTTCAAGCCGGCCGAGTAGATGCCCATCGGAAGCGTGGGCGCGTACTGCGCCAGCTTCGCGGCGTTCTGCGCGACCAGTTCCTGTACATGCGCGATGACCCCGACGCGGCCACCCCAAGCGGTCACGGCCTCGCTCGCAATCGCCGCCATCAGCGGCGACTTGCCGGCACCGGTCGGCAGCACCAGGGCGGGGTTGCCGTCCTTCGTGCGCAGGTACGCCCACAGGGTGTCGAGGGCCAGTTGCTGGTAGGGGCGGAGTTGCATTAGGCGGCCGCCTTCCGCTTAGTCCATGCATTGCGACGCGGGCGGGCACGGCCGCTCGCTTGTTCGTAATCGGTTAGCCACGTGTGCGCGGTAGGCCGCGAAACACTAAACCGTGCGATGACATCTTCCGGCATCGGAAAGTCGCGCCGCGAGGCGGCCCACAGCACGAACACAGCGAACGCGTAACGCGCGCCATAGCCGGCCAGATCATGCTGCGGCGCGGTCACGCCGCCGCCTCCCATTCCGCCTCAGACAGGAACCGCGCGCTGTACTTGGCGCGCAGCTCCGCGAACGTGGGATCGCGCAGCAGTGCAGGCGTCCAGCCGCTGAGTTCCTTCGACGTGAAGGACGCCAACCCCCACGGCCCATTCCTGAAAACAACCCCATCGGCCGCTTTGTACTCGACCCAGCCCTCAGCCTCGCTCGCATCGACCGCCTCGCCCCACCGCGCCAGCAGCGCCGGGATGTACAGGTGCTTTTCGCAGCCGGCTTGCTGGGCATCGGCCGGAATGTCCGCGGCCCACTTCGCGCAGGACCACCGGCCGTCACCGTCTTTTTCGGGGGTGGCGTGCAGGCAGGTGCGGCAGGATGCGACCGGCAAGGCGGGCGTGTGGCAGACGGCCGAGACCGGGCAAAACTTGCATTTGTAGAACGCCGAGTCGTCGCTCAGGCGCGGCAGAGGCTCGGCCGAGAAAATCACGCGGGCGGCCTTGTCGATCAGTCGGTCGGCTTCGGCCTCGTCCAGGCGGATGCGCTCGCCGTAGAGTTCGTCCGTGTCCTTGTTGACGGACAGGTACAGCGTCCTTTCCAAGGAAGCCAACCGCATTTCAACTTGATTCTGCGCCCAGTGCTCGGGCTTGGCGTCGCGCACGCCGGACTTCACCAGTGCGGCCGATGTCTTGGCGTTCGAGGTCTTGAAGCCGAGGTTGTGCCACGTCTTGGGAGCCTCGGGCACGCCTAGGCCGACGCCGTCGATCTTGGCGACCAGGTGCCCGCCGCAGCCGGTGAAGGTGAACTGCTCGCCGGTCGACGGGTCGACCTCGCGCACGTCCACGCCGATGCCGCGCAGTTCCTCGACAAAGACGGGTTCTTCGCGGTGTCCGCGGTTGAACAGGCGCAGCATGCGCCCGTCGAACGTCTCGCCCATCGTGGCCCAGCGGAACCCGTACCACAGCCGGCGCTCGCACTCGTGGCCGATCTGGCTTGCGCCCAGCCGGCGCGACACGCGGCCCAGCTTGCCCGCCCACCACGTATAGATGGCTTCGACGGTTTGCGATTTGGGGGCGGGCAGTGCGGCCATGGTCTCGGGTCTCGGATCGGAAAGGTTGCCGCGGATAACGCGCCGCGGCTCGCGTTGCACCGCCCGAGGGAGGGGGCGAGCGGTGCGCCTTGTTTGGATCGCCGCTTACGGCGGCAAGTCGGTCATGTCACGCGCCAGGAGTGCGCCCGGGGGCTAAACGCGCCACAACTGCGGGTGTTGTTCGCTCAAGCCAAGACCGCCCGCTGCTCGGCTGCGCGCTTATCCCTTGCGGGCCGGGCGCGCTCCGGGGAATCAGGCGGCGCGCTGGCCCCACGGCGGGGCGGCGCTAGAAGGGGCAGGGGTCGCGGCGCTCGGCGCGTTTCCCAGACCACCCGCCGCCGGCTTGTACGCCTTGATCTCATTGGTCGGCTTGTCGCGGTTGGGGCCGGCCGGCACGAAGTCGACGCGGATCGTCATCGGCTTGTAGTGCAGCACCTGCGTGTCCTGCACCGGCTTGAGCCAGTCGATGGCGTGGCAGATCGCGGACAGTTCACGCTGCGCGATCTCGACCGCCTTGGGGTTCGGGTTGTCCAGGTTCAGGCGCGCCCACACGCGGCGGCCCTTGTGTTCGCCGGCCGTCAACTCGAAGGTGAGTTCGGCGTAGTGGCCGTCGTTGCGCTTGGTGGGCTTCACGTCGCTTTCAACGATCTGCGCCTGGTATTCGCCGGACGGGATGGGCGAGAAGTCCTCGCGCGGGGCGACGGTGGTCGGGTCGAAGTTGCCAATGTTTGCCATGGTCGTGGTCTCGGTTGGGGTGGGGTGGTGAGGGTGGAGCCGCAGCCGCAGGGCAGAGCCGCGTTCAAGCCTTCGCGTCGTCCGGCACTCCGTAGATCAAGCCGCCTGCTTCTGGCCCTGCATCGCGTCCAGCAGCGCCGGCCACGACAGCGGGATCAGTTCGGGCAGGGCGTAGCGGTTCTTGGCGGTGCACGCCGGGGTCTCGACCACACGCATCAGGCGGCGGCCGGTCGCCACGCCGCGCGCGCGGGTGGTGAAGCCGTTGTTCTCTTTCTTGATCGCCGTCTCGTGATGGGCGAAGCCGATGATGTCGGCCCATTCGCGCACCAGGGCGTTCGCGGTCTTGTGCAGCTTGATCTCGTAACGGTCGAACGGCTCGCTGTCCGGCGCTTCGAACCGCTTGATCTGGCTGTGCGCGATCAGGATCACCGCCATGCCCTTGGTCTCGCGCAGATAGTTCAGGCCGTCCAGCACGCGACGCCACAGCGGCGACGCCTCGGCGTAGCCCTTGCCGTACGGGATGTCCTCGATGCTGTTCTTGCCGTTGGCGCGCGCGACCTCCACCCACACCAGCGGTTCCAGCCAGTCCAAGCTGTCGACCACGACCGTGCCGTAGTCGTGCTGGCCCGATGCCAGCGAGGCGATGGCGTCGATGGTGTCCTGGTAGCTGACCAGGCGCGGGAAGGCGTCAACCTCGATGCCGGACAGGCCATCTTCGAACGGCAGGAAGATCGGCTTGTACGCGCCGGCCGCGAACGTGGACTTGCCAACGCCGCCATCGCCATGCACGACGACACGCGGCGGCAGGCTGTTGCGGGTGGTGCGGGCGATGGAACTGAGGGAGATGGACATCACGCCGCCTCCCGTGCCACTTCCAGCATCTCGATGCGCACGCTGGGCTTGGCCGGCCGCGCCGTGATCGCCTGGGCGAACTGGGCATAGACCTCCGGCTCGTTGTTGCGCAGGTAGCGCAGCCCTTCCATTTTCAGGGCCGGCTTCCACGCGATGACCTGGTGGAACAACTCGGGCGAGACCGCATCGCGGACCACCGTCAGCGCGGCGTCATCGATGGTGCGGTTCATGCCGTAGACGGCGGTTGCCTTCCAGCCTTGGCCGCGCAGGGTCACGCTGCCCTCGTCACGTTCGGCCATGAACGCCAGCACGGCGTTCTCGGCATCAATTCGGCGCTCGCGGGCGCTCGCCTCGTCAATCTTCGCGGCTTCCAGCGCCGCACATGCAATATCAAAACTCATGTTCGAAGTCCTCCGTGGTGGGGGTGCTGCCATCGGCGCACGCCGCACGGGCGTACTCGATGGCGCGCAGTTGGTCGTTCATTGCGGCGTTGGCGTACTGGACGGGCATGTACGCGCGGTAGGCGCGCACGCGCTCGTCGTTGCTCGGTGCGCGCGGGTGCCGGTGGCCGGACACGCGCTGCAAACTCAGGTAAGCGAGGGGCGCGGTGGTCATGCCACACCCGCCAGGCGGGCGATGCCCACCACGACAATCCCGGACCCGCCAGCCCACAGGGCCAGCGATTCGATGCGGTCGTCCTTCGGCTGTTGGCCGACGCGATGCAGCCAGTAGCCGATGGCAAACACGATGGCGACGGACACGAAGTAGCCGATCCAGTCGGTCATGTTCATGACGGCCTCCGGGCGTTGCGCTGCTCGCGCAAGACTTTCATTGCCCACGCGCAGAACTCGCGCTCGGCCGGGGTGAGGTAGAACGGGATCGGTTCAGCGGGCGTGTTCATGCGGCCATCTCCCACACCGCGCGCAGGCGGATGTTCATCTCGGCCACGGCCAAGCCGGACAGCGGCAGGTGCTCGCGGCGCACGGTGTTCTTGAGGTAGACGTACAACCCCGTGACGAGACCGTCGCGGATCAGTGCGTCGCTGCGGATGTAGGTCGGCGCGTCCAGCCCCAGCGCTGCGTACTCGGCGCGCTCAGCGGCGCGGCGGTCCAGTTCGGCGCGCGCAGCGCGCTGGCGGGCGAGGAAGTCGCGGCGCTTGCGCGGCAGAGCCAACAGGGGATCGGCGGCCGGCTCGGAGTATCCGGCGGGGCGCTCGACCGCGGTCGGGGCGACGCAGGCCCAATAGAAGGCGTTGGCCTGGCGCTTGGGGGCTTCGGCGCGGTATGCGCCGGCTTGCGTGCGGTACAGGGTGCGGGTCGGGTTCGGCTTCACGGGTTCGGCTCCTTCGGCCGCTTGGCGACCGTGGAGCCAGTATGCGGAACCGCATTCCGCTAGTCAATGCGGAACCGCATATCGCAATGCGTTTTCCGACGAACGGTAGTGTTTTGTTCTACCTACCGGCGCAAGAAAAAGCCCGCTGATGCGGGCTTTGAGGTTATGGCCTGATCTTCGCGCAGGCGTCGCATCGTTTCGCCGGGTCCAGTTCATTGGATGGCGGCGCTTGTACCTTGCGCAAGGTTGGCCCGCCGTCGTCCGTGTAGCGAATTGCCTCAGCTTCCACAACAGTGTGTCTGTCGTTCAGGCTTCGAGACGACCTCACGACGACCGCATCCGCGCCCAGCTGTAGCCCGGCAGAGCGGAGTTGTGGGATCGCATCGCTCACCGTGGGATCTGTCCAGCCCGGCTTGTAACGCTTCGCCGAGACGACGCCAAGCACTTCGTATGGGCGGGTAGGGTAGCTATAGAGCACCGCTACCTGGCCGCTCACATTCGTGCCCGCTGAAACGCCCGCGGGGTAGTTGCTGTACACCTGCGTTGTGCTGCAACCCGCCATCAATGTGGCGATGGTCAGTGCTGTCAGTTTCTTGCGCATGCGAAGCCCCATTGACGAGCCTAAGCCCGGTTCCTTTTCTTGGCAGGTCTCGTATCGCTCTCGCTACTACCTGCACCAGTTCGTCCATCCTGCTCTTGTCCATCTCTCTCCCATGCCCTGTCCAAAGCCGCAAGAACAGTCCGGTCGAACGCATCCAGGTCAGCTTTTGTCATCACCTCGGGGAACATCTCGCGAATCTCGTACATCGCACACAGTGCAATCGCGGTCTGCCTCGGCATGAACTGCCGCCGATCCTTTTCCTGCGCCTTCCGAACCGCCACCAACGCCTCCGCCATCATCTGCGGGTTAAGTCGCGCTGGTTGCGACAGGTAGGAGCGCGGCGGTTCCTCACCGATGCGCGGCTTGGAAAACATCAACTCTTGCGTGGTCACGCCGAAGAACCCGGCAAGCGGGCGGAGCGTGCTCTCCCTCGGACTCTTGATCCCGTCCTCCCTGGCCGGGTTCATCACCCTGTTTAGCCAGGATTGATCGATCTTCGCCGCTTCGGCGATTGCTTTTTCTGAACGTCCCGCCATCAAGCGGCGAATGTTTTCGCGAAGTGAATCCATGCCCGGATCGTCGCGCATACCGTTCGTCGGGGCGAATGCGAACCCGCATTGACTCGCATATGCGTAACCGCATAGCATTCCCCCATGACTCCCTCCCAAGCCATCCAGAACCTCCAATCGGCCGGCATGACCGAGGCCGCCATCGCCAAACATGCGGGAGTCGATCAGTCGACCGTCAACCGCATCAAGCACGGCCGCGATCCGGGCTGGGCGCTCGGCCAGCGGCTGGTCGACATGGCGCTGCGCAAGCGCAGGAAATCCAAGTAACACCACGGCTCGCTCCCAAGGGGCGGGCTTTTTTTGTACCCGAATCCGCTTGTCAAAAGGGGTCAAGACATGTCAAGCGATAACAAGCAAAAGGCGCTACGGCTCGCGTTCGGCGTGCATCACGCGCCAATCGACGCCCCGCGGAAGCTGGTGCTGGCCTGCCTGCAACATGACCAGCCGCTGCCCGTTGCGCTGGCCGTTTCGATGCGGGCGAACGGCCGCAAGCTGGTCTATGTGGCTGCCTGCATCGGGCGCACCGAGTCTTACGTCTGCCTGCTTCGCCAGGGCAAGCGCGCGATTACCGAAGCACTGATCGGCCCCCTGTGCGCCGCCACCGGGACCAACCTGTTGCGGCAGGTGTGGGACACGCTGGCCGCGCTGCAACACGACGAGCGCCGTGAGATCGAACGCCTCGCTGCGATGTTGCGCGCCGCATGACCACGCCCCCCGCCGAACAATACGACGACATCCCCGCCACCATGCGGGAGGCCCGGCGCTGGCTTGTCTGGCGCTCGATCCCTAACGCCGACCCGAAGAAGAAGCCGCGCAAAGTGCCGTTTTATGTGAACGGCCAGCCGCGGCAGGGCGTACTGGACACCCCCGACGACCTGGGCAGGCTGGGCAGCTTCACCGAGGCGTGCAATGCGCTGGCGTCCGGGCAATACACCGGGCTTGGCTTCGCGCTTGGCCCCGACGGCACCGGTCATTGGCAAGGCGTCGACCTGGACTCGCTGTCGGACAGCCCGAGCCTGCGCATCCTGGCCGACGACTTGCCGGGCTACACGGAAACGTCCCCCTCCGGCAACGGCATGCACGCCATCGGCTACGGCCGGCCGTTCCCGGCGCTGGGGTCGAACGGGACCGGGATCGAAGCGTACTCATCGGGCAGGTACTTCACCGTGACCGGAGCCGAGGCCGGCATCGGCTCGCCCACGGACTTGGCCGACTTTGTCGCCATGCGGCTGGCCCCGATGCATAGCCCCGTGCCGGCTGCGCCCATCCATTCCGCCGACGTGCTGGACTTCGCCGCGCCCGAGACTTTGCGCGAACTGCGCAGCGCACTGGCTTCCATGCGCGCCGACGACCGGTCGCTGTGGATCGCCAACGGCCAACGCCTGAAACGCCTTGGCGAGCCGGGCCGGGCGCTCTGGCTGGAATGGTCCCAACAGTCCGACAAGTTCGACCCGGCCGATGCCGCGCGCGTGTGGGACAGCTTCACAGCCGACCGGACGGGCTATGCCGCCGTGTTCGCCGCCGCCCAGGCGCAAGGCTGGGTCAACCCGATGGCGGGGCATGTGCCCAGCGCCCCGGCTGCGCCGCGCGACGACCTTGCCGGCACGCTTGCCCAAGCCGCCAAGCCCTTCACTGATGCCGAGTTCGATGCCGCGGCCACGCCGCACCCGCATGCGTTCATGTCCGCCGACCAGCGCCGCGGCCTGTTCCCCGAAGGCGAGGTAACGCTCATCGGTGCGCCCGGGCGCGAGGGCAAGACGACCATCGTCACCTGTATCGCCAAGCATTACGCGCTCGGCTGGCCGCTGGCGGGCATGGCCCCGACCGAGATCCGCTCGGTGATGATCTATTCGGCCGAGGACGACCGCGCGCAGTACGCCCGCAAGTTCCAGGCCCAGCGCGCGCGCCTGTCGCCCGCCGACGCCGGCCGCCTGCAAGCCAACGTCATCGTGCCCGACTTGCACGGCGAGGCCCTGTCCGCGTGGCGGGAAGTCGTGCGGCTGGAAGCCCGCCACCCCGTTCCCGGCCCGATCCTCGACCCGCTGATCGCCACGATCCGCCAGCTGCAAGACCGCGACTGCCCGCTCGGCATGGTCATTTTCGAGACCGCCAGCACCTTGTCGGATGCCGAGGAAGACAACCTCGGGCTGCGCGTGCTCGTGGCCGCGCTCAAGCGCGTCGCCAAGGCGACCGGCGTCGCCGTGGTGCTGACCCATCACACCAGCCAGGAATCGGCCTCACGGCTCCCCACGCTCGACCTGTCCGAGACCGCCTTCCGCGGCGGCACCGCGCTGGTCAACAACGCGCGCCAGACGCTGCTGGCGGTCAACCTCGGCTCGGCCTATGACCCGTTCCCAGACGCAGACGCGCGCTCCACCCTGCGCGATCTGGTGGCCCGTGGCGAGCGTGACCGGATCACCCTGGTCGCCTGCCTGTCCTCGTCCAAGTCCGCCGACCCGGCCCCGCTGTTCTTCCGCTGGGAAGACGTGGATCCGTACGGCCCCCGGGCCGTCGAGATCGAAGCCGTGGGCGAGGTGGCCGGCAAGTCGTGGCGGGGCGTCCACAAGCTGCTGGCGGGGGCGAGGGCGGAGGCGCGGGCCGACAAGAAAGCCGAGGCGGGACAGGCGAATGTGCGGCTGGTTGTTCGCGCCGCTTGTGAGATTGCCGAGGCGGGGCAGCCCCCGACCGCAAGCAAGGTGTCCGCGAAGTGTGGGCGCAACCCGGGCTGGGCCAAGTCCTACCTTGCCGCAGCCGTCGAGCTTGGCGACCTGGTCCGCTCGACCGAACAGCTGCCCCGAACCCGCGGCTTGACCGATGTGTTCCGTCCGCCTGCGGCTGACTCCTCGGGCGACTCCTTGGCCCCTTGGATGCAATCAAGGAGTGACGACAAGTGATTGATTCCACGGCGTTTGACCCCTTGGTTGACTCCTTGATGACTACTAGAAAACCCGTAGGGCGTGAACTGGGGCATAAAGCGGCGCTTTTTCTGCGCGCTTATGCCCGTTCTCGCCCCGCCGACTACTACTCCTTGGTGGTTCCCCCCTATAGGGGGCAAGGAGTGGTCACCAAGGAGTCGTCCTGCTGTGAGGGTCAGCCATGACCCCGCCCCTCATCCTGCCCGTCGCCACCGTCTCCGAGGCCAACCGCCGCGACCATTGGGCCGTGAAGGCCAAGCGTGCGAAGCGCCATCGGTTCGTGGCTCGAGCCATGTGTCCGCCTGCGGCCTTGCCGTGCGTCGTGCGGCTGACCCGCCTGTCGACCGGCACCCTGGACGACGACAACCTGCGCGGCGCGCTGAAGGCCGTACGCGACGGCTGCGCGGATCGGCTGGGCGTGGACGACCGCGACCCACGGGTGACGTGGGAATACGCCCAGGAGCGGGCCAAGGCGTTGAAAGGCGCTGTCCGGGTCGAGATCCGGCCCCAAACCACCAACCAAGACGAGGCTTGACCATGACCGAACTTGCATGGGTGTGGGCGCTTGGCCTGAGCGGCTTGGCCGCCTGGCTGGGCTTTTGGGCCGGGTTCCGGCGTGCCATCACCGCCACGGCGGTCCTGTTCTGGGAGTGCGGCGTGCGGTCCGTCGACTCCCACGAGGGCACGATCACGTTCCGCGATGGCACCACGCACAAGGAGCCGCGCCCGTGAACCACGACAAATCCTTCGGCAACCTGCGCACCGCGCCGCCAAGCGTGCTGGCCGACCGGCTGGCGCGCGCGATCATGGAATACGCCAGCCCGCGCGCCGTGACGCTGGACCCGGACGGCCATGTCTGGCTGGAGCGGGTCGACGCGGCGGCTGAGGCCGACTTGGTGGGCGTCTACACACGCTCGCTGGGTTTGCTGGAACTGTCCCGGGCCATCACCGCCGACCTGCAAGCCAGCCGGCGCGAGTTTGTGGACATCCCCCGACGCGTGGTGGTGGGGCGCGAGGGCACGGCCAAGCGGAGGGCGGCGTGACCCGCGCCGTGACGGCGGCGGCCGTCCACGAGCCGCGCAGCCGCCCCAGCTTCCGCGAGCGCGTCCACATGCTGGCCGGCAAGTCGGCCTATCGCGAGCCGGCCCAGGGCAGTTCCGAACAGCGCGCGATCCCGGCCGATCACATCGTCGCCGCGGCGCTGGCGTTCGGGCGGGTCAACCCGGGCGACGTGGGGCCGGACATCGCCTTCGACATGGCAACGGGCCGCCCGGGGCACTACCGGCGCGTGTGCGAATGGCTGGGCCGGCAGCTGGCGACCGAGGCGCAGCACCGGGGCGGGCGCTTGACGGCCGTGCGGCGCGTGGGGCCGTTGACGGCGCACTACGCGGTGTGGGCGTACAACGCCACCGTGCGCGGCTGGCAGTGCCCGCCCGCGCCCGATGGCATCACGCCCGAGGACCACGGCGAGGCGCTGCTGTTCGCCTGCCTGCTGCTGGAACGCGCGGCCGAGGATGCGCTGAGTTTGGCGGCGCGGCGGGCACGGGGTTGACACGGCGCGCAGGTGTGCCACGCTGACCCAAGATGGATAGATGCGCCCTGCCTAGCGGTGGGGCGTTTTCGTTTGTGGCGTCGGCACTTGTTGCGCTGTGCCAACGTTTCGCCACCTACGCCGGCTGCGCGGCCTCGAACCCCACGCAAAGCTGCCCGCTCGGGCACGCCGGCACCTGTGAGGCCGCCATGACCTTGACCGACGAGCACATCGTGGGCGAGGTGCTGGACGCCGAGCGCGCGGTCGGCGAGGGCCGCGCGCTCGGGTGAATTGACGGACATGTTCGCGGTCTGCCGCGCCAGCGATGGCAGCTACGACAGCTGCTACGAGACCGACGACATCGCGGACATGCTCGTACAAGTCCGCACCGAAGTGATCCGGGCGCAGCTGCCCGTGGAACTGATCGAAAACGACCGCGCCGAACGGCCGAACTAAGGAACCCCGATGTTTTTGGATGACGGCGCGCGTGACGCGATTGGGGTTGCAGCAGGAAAGACGGCGACCTTTAGCGGCGCTGGCGCTGCATTCGTGTTCGGCCTGTCTGCCAACGAGTTTGCGGCATTGGTGGGCGTTTTCGTCGGTATCGCTGGCCTATGTGTGCAGGTGTATTACAACCGCAGGCGTGACCGGCGCGAGGATGAGTTGCACGCGGTCAAGCTGGCGCGCTGGCGGGATGACAATTGAAGGGCAAGGCAGTAGCGGCTGCGGTTGCCGTGCTGGCCGCTGCGGTCATCATGAAATGGGAAGACGTGCGGTATTCGCCCTATCAGGATTCGGTAGGCGTGTGGACGGTGTGCTACGGGCACACAAAGACAGTCCAGCCGGGGCGTAGCTACACAAAGGCCGAGTGCGCCGCCCTGCTTGAAATCGACATGGCCGAGGCCAACGGCCACGTAAACCGCTGTCTGCCGATGCCCAAACTGGTGCAGGTAGAGGCGGCGCTAACGTCGCTGGTATTCAACGTCGGCCCGCGTGGCGTCTGCGGAAGCACGATTCAGCGCAAGGCGCTGGCGAACGACTGGCCGGGTGCTTGCGCGGGTCTGGACGCATGGAAGTATGCAGGCGGTCGCGTGCTGCGCGGGCTGGAACTGCGCCGAGGCGATGAACGCCGTATGTGCGAAACGGGGAGTTGGGGATGACACGCATTCTCGCCGGCCTCGTGCTCGTGCTCGCCCTTGCGCTGGGCTGGTCGCTGTGGCGCAGCGAAGCCGCGGCCCGCAAGGCCGACACGGCGACCGAGCGTGCCGTCGCTGCCGAAGCGCGCGCCGATGCGCTTGGAGACGCGCTGGCCCGTGACGGCGTGTCCGCCGCCTTCACCGATACCGCGCGGCAGGCGATGGATGCCTCCGCCGCAGAAACCAACGCGCGCCTGCGCGCCATCGAAGGTCGCTTGCATGACCGTCCGCCTGTACCTGCTGTTTGCCCTGGTCCTGATCCTGTCCTCGTGCGCGAGTCTGAGGAAGGATCGGGCCGTGTTCGTGCCGCCGAAGGTCGATTGCGGGATCTTCGAACCGCCGAAGATTGACACCCCGCACGACCCGCGCCCGGGCGAAAAGGACGTGGCGTTGTGGCAGTTCTACGCGCTGGGCTGGCAAGCCTACGCCGAGCACGTGCTGATGCAGCGCGTGGAGACGGCGCAGTGCATGGCCGCCATGCGTGAGGCGGGGATCGTCAAGTGATCCCGATCGATTGGGAAGCCGTGTGGACGTTCATGGGCGCATGGCTCGTGATCTGGCTTGGCCTGTCGCTGCTGTGGCAGGCGCTGTTCCTGGTGTGGAGCCAGTGGCAGAAGCGCCGCGGCTGACCCATCTCCGTGCGCAGTGGCGCGCGGCATTGCACGGCCGGAGGTTGCCGGTGTCGCAAGACATGCTCTACCAGCTATTGGCCGCGGTGCCGGCGCAGGCCGATCAGGCCATCGCCATCTTCCCGGGGTCCGATGGGTTGTGGCGGTGCAAGTGGATCGGCCTGACCGATCAGCAGGCGGCGAGCGTGCTCTACCAAATGGCCGATGGCGTGGTCGATCAGAAAATCCCGCCCGGAAAGTGGGTGCCGCCGGATGGCGTGTGACCCGTGCGCGCGTCGCCGCGCGCGCCTGTTGCGCATCGCGCAACGACTCAACCCGCTGGCTAGGCCGGCGCAACCGAAGGAGGCGGCCGGCCAGGCTGACTGCCATGACAGACAAGAAACCGCGAACCGGTCCGACCACGTGGGCGAAGGGCAAGTCCGGCAACCCGGGCGGTCGTAGTCCCAGGGTGGGACCGAACGGGGAAAGCATCGCCGAACTGGCGCGCATGCACACGACCGAGGCGCTGGCGACACTGGTCGAGGTCTGCATGAGCAGGGGCAACGAGCCGCGCGACCGCGTGGCCGCCGCCAATGCCATCCTCGACCGCGGGTGGGGCAAGCCGAAGGAAAGCATGGACCTCGACGCCAAGGTCGAGGGAGCGGGCGTGCCGATCATCCAGATCGTGCGGTATGACCAGCCCGACTAAGCGAATCGAACTCACCGATCCGCAGTTCGAGTTTGTCACCTGCGCGGATCAGTTCCCGGCGCTGGTCGCGGGGTTCGGGTCGGGCAAGACGCACGCCGCGGTTGCGCGTGGCATCGCCAAGAAATTGCAGTACCCGCGGCAGAACATCGCCTATTACCTGCCAACGTACGACCTCGTGACCACCATCGGGGTTCCCCGGTTCTACGAGGTGCTGGAAACGCTCGGCCTGCCGTTCAAGCCGAACAAGAACGACAAGATGATCCATGTCGAGAACGCCGGCTCGATCATCTTCCGCACCATGGACAACCCCGAGCGGATCATCGGCTACGAGGTGGCCGATAGCCTGGTCGATGAATTGGACACCCTGCCCGAGGACAAGGCGCGGGAGGCGTGGAACAAGATCATCTCCCGCAACCGGCAGAAAAAGCCGGACGGGAGCTTGAACACGGTAGGCGTGGCGACCACCCCGGAGGGGTTCCGGTTCGTCTACGACCGCTGGCAACGCAACCCCGCGCCCGGGTACAGGATTATCAAAGCGTCGACCATGAGCAACGCCCGCAACCTGCCGGCGGGCTACATCGAGAGTCTGCGCGCGTCCTACCCGTCGAACCTGCTGGCCGCCTACCTCGACGGCGAGTTCGTCAACCTGGTCGCCGGCAGCGTTTACCCCGAGTTCGACCGGCGCGAGAACGCGACGGCCGAGACGGTGCAGCCGGGCGAGGCGTTGCACGTGGGCATGGACTTCAACGTCGGGCGCATGTCCGCCGTGATCCACATCCTGCGCGGCGACAACCCGCACGCGGTCGTGGAGTACACACGCGTTCTGGACACCCCGGCCATGGCGGCGCTGTTGCGCGCACGCCACGAAGGCCACCCGATCATCGTTTACCCCGACGCCAGCGGCGCGTCGCGCAAGAGCAACAACGCGAGCGAATCCGACATCGCCGTCCTGCGGCAGGCCGGGTTCAGCGTTCGCGTCAATCCAGCCAATCCACGGGTCAAAGATCGCGTGTTGGCAGTCAACGCAATGGTGCATAAGGACGGCGCGCGCCGGTATCGGGTCAACCCCGACACCTGCCCCGAGTTGGTCGAAAGCCTGGAAAAACAGGCGTACGACAAGCACGGCGAGCCGGACAAGGCGGGCGGACTCGATCACGTGATCGACGCGGCCGGCTACTTCATCGCGTACCGCTACCCGATCCAGCACCGCATCGCGCTGGTGCAACCACTCAGGATTTGAACACATGCCCCTTGCCGTCAACGACCGCTCGGCCGACGTGCTCGCACTGGCCGAGCACTGGCCCGTGTGCGAGGCGCTTATGGGCGGCACGCCGGCCATGCGCAAGGCGGGCACCGCGCACCTGCCGAAGTGGCCGGGCGAGACCGATGCGGCCTACCGCGACCGGCTGAACACGGCGACGCTGTTCCCCGCCTACAGGCGCACGGTGTCGGTCATGGCCGGCAAGCCGTTCGCCAAGGCGCTGACCCTGGACGAGGCGGACTCCCGCATCGTGAACTGGTGCGAGGACGTGGACCGCGGCGGCGTCAACCTGCACGCCTTCGCGGCGGCCATGTTCGAAGAATCGTTCTTCGGGCTGGCCGGCGTGCTGGTCGATTACCCGGACACCCGCCCGCGCGATGCGGAGGGCCGCCCGCTGTCGCCCGATGCGGCGGCCAAGCTGCCGCCCCGCACGGTGGCGCAAGTGGAATCTACGGGCGCGCGGCCGTACTTCGTGCGCGTGCTGCACAACCAGATTCTTGGCTGGCAGGCGGCCATGACGCCCAAGGGCGTGCGCCTGTCGCAACTGCGCCTCAAGGAAAGCCGCGAGGAAGCGGACGGCCCCTACGGCACCAAGACCATTCCGCAGGTGCGGGTGCTGTACCCGGGCCGCTGGGAACTGCACGAACAGCGCGGCGACGTGTTCGTGCAGGTCGACGCCGGCACCACCAGTCTGGACGAAATCCCCTTCGTGCCCGTCTACGGGCGGCGCGAGGCGTTCATGCTGGGCACGCCAACGTTGCTCGACCTGGCGCACCTGAACGTCAAGCATTGGCAGTCGCAGAGCGATCAGGACACCATCCTGCACGTCTCTCGCGTGCCGATTCTGGTCGTGAAGGGTGTGGAAGCGTTCGCGCTGACCTTGGGCGCGTCGACGGCGGTCAACCTGGGCGCCGACCCGAACGCGGACATGAAATTTGTCGAGCACTCCGGCGCATCCATCGACGCGGGCGAAGCCAGCCTGCGCGCGCTGGAGGTGCAGATGGTGCAGACCGGCGCGGAACTGCTGGTCAAGCAACCGGGCGACCGCACCGCTACCGAGTCGGCGGGCGATCAGGAAGGCAACAAGTGCGACCTGCAACGCCTGACCGAACAGTTCGAGGATGCGCTCGACCAGGCGCTGGTGTTCATGGCGCAATTCGCCGGGATCGACCCGAATCGCGCCGGGAATGTGGCGCTATTCAAGGATTTTGGCGCGGCGACGCTGTCCGATGCGTCCGCGACGCTGGTCGCCGACCTCAACGCCCGCGGCCTGCTGACCAAGGAAACCACCCTGCGCGAGATGCAGCGCCGCGGCGTGATCGAGGCCAGCGTCGACGTGGAAGAAGAAATCGCCAAGGCGGCGGAGGAAGGGCCGGCGCTGGGTGAGTTGAGCGACGGCATGCCGCCCGCCGCGCCGGTCGCGCCGAAGAAGACCACCAAGATCACCCGGGATGCCGATGGCAACCTGATCGCCGAGGAACAATGAAGTCCGATCCGACGTGCAACGATTTCGTGAAGTACGTGTTTCACCGCGTCGCCATGCCGGACTACGGCGCGGCGTTGCAGCTGAACTTCCATACAGCTGCGCCGACTGTGGCGACGGACTTCGCGCCGACCGCCACCAACTACGCGCCGCAGACCGTGGTCGCCGATGCGACCGGCTGGACGATCTGCGACCCGGATGGCACGCCGAACGCCGATGGCGTGGCCGCCAAGTCTGCGGCGGCGGTCGACTTCCCCGAGATCGAGCCTGGCTTCGTGGGCAGCGAGGAATGGACGCACGGCAGCCTGTCGGTCGTGGCGACCGGCCAGATCCTCTATTCGTCCGAGTTGACCACGCCGGACGGCACGGCCCCAGCGCCTATTGAGATTTTCGCCCTGTCGACCCCGCGTTTCCCCGCGGGCGTCGTCATGTTCCGCGAAGCCTGATCCACCTACAGGAAACAGACATGTCCCTTTCAAACGCAGCAGAAAACGACGCGCTGAAAATGTTCCTTCAGGGCACCGATCCGAGCTACCGCGCGGGCGCGACGGCATACCTGGCGCTGGTCACGGACGGCGGCGGCGCGGTCAGTGAAGCGGCCCCGATTGCCAACGAGTGCACCTATACCGGCTATGCCCGCGTGGCAATCACGAAGGCATCCGCGTGGACGGATGGCGGGTCGAGTTTCACGAATGCAGACCTGATTCAGTTCGGCAAGCGTACCGATGGCGGCGCGACGCAGACCGCAACCGCAATCGTGCTCGTTGACACCGCATCGGGCGCAATCAACATGGGCATCATCGCGCCGCTGGCCGATGAGCTTGATATCAGCCTGAACATTCAGCCGCAGTTCGCCGCTGGCGACATCACTGTCACGGCTGAGTAATGGCAGGGTTCCGCAACGTCCGCGCGCTGGCCGATTCCTTAACGGATGACGGCAAGCACTGGATAAGCACGTTCCGCAAGGTGCCTGCGGCGTCCGCGACGATTGCCGGGCAGTGGTTCGATTATGCGTATGCGGCGGGGAATCCGATCCCCAACTACTACGCGGCAAGCCCGCTGGAATCGGCGGTGTTGGAATCGGATAAGGGCATCATCGTGCCGCGCATGGAAGCGGGGTCGCAGCAATACCTGCACCGTGTTACGGCGATGGCGGTAGCGGCATCCGCGACGAGCGTTACGTCGGACGCGCAGCCGCTAATGTTGATGGACTACCTGCTCTATTACCCGTTCATCGACATGGATGCGGCGGGCGAAGATCAGGTTATGACGCAGGCGGAAACGCTGCCGCGCTACGAGGACGGCATCGGCCTGCGCATCATGATGGTCGCGCAGTCGCCCACCATTGGAGGCGGGCGTTTCACGGTGACCTACGTCGGCACGGATGACGTGGAATACACAACCGATAGCCTGTATTGCGCTGCGGCACAGCCTGCGGGCGCGTTGACCTGCGCGGTCGGCGCAGCGGCGGGCGTGTCGCCGTTCCTGCCATTGGCGGCAGGCGTGAAAGGCGTGAAGTCGATTGTGTCATGCAATTTCAGCGTGGCGAATGGCGGACTGTGCGCGCTGGTCATCGTGCGCCCGCTTGATACGCACTACGTCATGGAAGCGTCACGGCGCACCACGTCCGGCACGCTGGAATCCTTCGGCGATGCCACGGAGCGCGAAGCCATGCGGCTGCGCGGCGGCATGGTCGAAATCAAGGATGGCGCATTCCTCGGATTCATCGGGCAGGGTTCAGGCGGCTCGCTCGCATCGGCCCCGCTGGTCGGGACTATCGAAACAGTTTGGAGCTGATACATGGGTTTTTCCTCGCAAGACGATCTGCTGAATCAGATCACGGTCAATGGCAAGTACGCGCGCATCGACTACCAAAAGACCACGGCAGTTGCCGGCGTTGCCGGTACGTGGACTGACTTGGGGACGGCGACCGGCTCGGTGCCGGCGAATACCTATGCCGGCACGTCGCTGACCTTCGTTGCGACTGACGATACGTGGTCGGAAGGCGCGGTTTACCACGGCGGCGACGTGTCCACGGCCACCAAACACTTCCTGAACGGTGCGGCGACCGTGTTTGCAGCAGCAGGCGCACCGTGGATTCTGATGTGCGTCGATCAGGTCGGCTACGTGCCGATTACCGGCGCGGACGTGACCGGCACCGGCTCGCGCACCATCACCATGACGCCGATCAGCAACACGGGCGCGAAGGTGGATCGCTACCCCAACGGTGTTGGCTTGCGCGCCTACTTTTCGACTGAGGTCGCGCCTACCGCTGGCGGCCCCAACCTGACCGTCTTCACCTACACGTCCACTGGCGGCACCACGGGCCGTGTCGCGCCCGCCACGGTCGGCTTCGCGGCAACCCCTGTCACTGGCATGATCCCGCATTCTGGCAACGCTGCAACGCGATACGGGCCGTTCCTGCCGCTGGCCGTTGGCTACAACGACGGTATCAAAGACCTCGAAAACTTCACCCTGACGGGCGGCACGGCCTATACCGGCTCCGGGCAGCTTGTGCTGCACCTGGTCAAGCCCTTGTGGCAGATTCCGATTCCGTCGAACGGCATCCTGACCGAGCGCGACTTCGTGAACCAGCTTCCCAGCCTGCCGCGCATCCGCGATGGCGCTTGCCTGCGGTTCCTGTTGTTCCAGACCGGCGCGACCACCACCACTAGCCCGGTCATGGTGTCTGCTGACGTGGGCTGGGGCGGCTAACAGTGGCCCTGAAGGTCAACGGGATGCGCCTGCACACGCACGTCAACCGCGTGTTCGGCGGTAATGCCGTGGCCGGTATTTATGGGCTGGGCGTTAACGCGCTCCGCGCCGGTAAGATTACCGGCGCGGGCGTGTTCAACAACTTCAGCTCTGGCGAGCATTCCATCTTTGAGGTCACGGATAAGGCCGGCATCCCCAACGGATACCGCCATCCCGGCGCGTGGAAGCTGCCAAAGGTTGGCGGTGCGCTAAGTAGCCGGAACGAGTGCGAGATTGCCGTTAACGCGACAGCCGAAGGTGCGAAAGGGCTGGGCGGCGTTGCGACGGCTGGGTTCACGATCAATGCCGATGCGATTGGCGGCCTTGTCGCGGGCGGCGTTGCAGTCGCGGCGATCACGTTTGCGGCCAATGGTGCGATTACCGCATCGCTGGCTGGGCAGGCGTCCGCGACGGTCACCATCGGCGTGGTTGCCGAGATTGGCGCACTGGCGTGGCTGCAAAGCACGGGCGGACTGACGATTACCGGCGCTGCGATCCCGTTTGCCATCGGGCATATGGTCGCAAGCACGGTGGATGATTCTGCGCTTACGCCTGCGGCGATTGCGGCGGCGGTGTGGGCGGAAATTGTGGAGTCCGGCTATTCCGCATCCGACATCCTCCGCATCCTGGCCGCCGTCGCCGCGGGCGATGCCACCGATCTGGACGGCAACCCATCGTTCACCGGCTTGGACGGCACCACCACGCGCGTGGCCGGCACCATCTCGGGCGGGGACCGCACCATCACGTCTATCGACGGGGACTAAGCCATGGTGCGCTGGTCGGGTGACTGGTTCGGCCATTGGCAGGGCGACTGGCAGGGCGAAGGCTCGGCTGGCGGCGTCGTCAATGCCGCGCTGATTGTCAACGGCGGCAGCGAGGCGTTCTTCCACGCGGTCGACTTGACCCCGCCCGCGGTCGTCACGCCTTCGGGCGGCGGCGCGCGCGTTCCGACCCGGCGCAAGACGACCTATCTGCGCGCCGCGCTGCACGCCGAGGGCGTCGGGCTTGGGCGCTTCGGCCCGCTCGTCGGCCGGGTGCAGCCGGTTGCCCTGGCGGCGGCAGGCGCGCACCGCGCCACGCTGGTCGCTGCGGTCGGGCGGGTGTCGCCGCTGGCGCTGGCATCGGCCGGGCGCGGCGCGGCACGCTTCGGCGCAGTTGCCGGCCGGGTCAAGCCGGCCGCGCTGCCCATCGCCGGGCGCGGCACCGCCACGTTCTCCGCCACGGTCGACACCCGCACCGTCGTGGTGCCGATCCGTCCGCGCGTGGAACTGGCGGATGACGAACTGCTCGCCATCCTCATGCTCATGGCCGCCTGATGCCCAACGCCAACACCCGCCTGGCCGCCCAAGCCGTCGACCATGCCGTCGACGTGATCCGCTTCGAGCGGGGCGTGGTGCTGCGCATGATCGCGGTGCTGAACCGCTCCGACGCCCGCTTGGTCGCGCAGCTGACCGAAGCCCTGATGCAGATCGAGGCCGGCAGTTTCACGCTGGACCGGCTCGACGCTCTGCTCGCGTCCGTGCGCTTCCAGACGGCCAACGCCGAAGCCTACCGCGACACCTTCGCCGCATTGGAGCCGGAGATCCGCGCGGCGGCGGAAGCCGAGGCCGCCTACCAAGCCGCCGCCCTGCGCGGGGCGGTGCCGGCCGGCGTGCTGGCGCAGTTCCCCATCGCCAGCGTGGCGTGGGAACAGGTTTACGCAGCGGCGCAGTCCCGGCCATTCCAGGGCCGGCTGCTGCGCGATTGGGCCGCCGCCTTGCCCGAGTCCCGCTTGCGTCAGGTACGCGAAGCCGTACGCGCCGGGTTCGTGGAAGGGCGCACGACCGCCGAGATCATCCGCACGATCCGCGGTACCAAGGCGCTGCGCTTCGAGGATGGCATCCTCAACCGCTCGCGCCGGGACGTGGCGGCCGTCGTGCAGACGGCGCTGTCCCACACCGCGCAGACGGCCCGGCAGGCGTACTACGACGCCAATCAGGATTTGGTGAAGGCCGTGCAGTGGGTGAGCACGCTCGACAGCCGCACGTCGCCTCAGTGCCGCGTGCGCGACGGGCTGCTGTACACCGCCACCGCGCCGCACCGCCCACAGGGGCATAGCGTGCCGTGGGGCGATGGCCCGGGCCGCCTGCATTTCAACTGCCGGTCGGTCTCCGTTCCCGTTCTCAAGTCCTGGCGCGAGCTTGGTATCCCGGTTGACGACATGCCGGCCGGCACCCGCGCCAGCATGGACGGGCAGGTGCCCGCCGACATGACCTACGGGCAGTGGTTCGGCGGCCTGTCCGCCGCGCGCCAGGACGAGATCGTCGGCGCGGAGCGGGGCGCGCTGTTCCGGGCCGGCAAGGTCACGTTCGACAAGTTCTCCGACGACAAGGGCCGTTGGCTGTCCCTCGAAGAACTGCGGAGGCGCTGGGGTTGACACGGCCGCGGAACGTGCCACGCTTGTCCAAGATGGCGAAGTTTCGCGTGATCCAAGGCGGGCCGGACACCTCCCCGGCCGGACAGGTGCGCAAGCGCATCAAGCAATCCGCGCGCGACTGGCCGCACTGTCCGAACTGCGGCGGTCGCGAGACCATCACCGCCAGCATCGGCAACGTCCGCACCAAGCTGTGCGTCGTCTGCCTGATGCAGGGGCGGCGGGTCGAGATCGTCTAAGGCTGGGCGGGATCGCGCAAGCGACCGCATAACCCCGGCCTCTTTTTTCTAAACGGCTCGCCCATGGCGGGCCGTTTTCGTTTTTGCGGCCAGGCCGCGCACGCCCAAGGGGCACCCCGTGACTGAGATCGACAAGAACTCCGACGAGTTCAAGCAAGCCGTGGCCGACATCGTGGACGAGGCCGTCGCCGGCCTGAAAGCGAAGAACGCCGAACTGATCGCCCGGAACAAGAAATTGCAGGCCGGCGCAACCGTCGACCCTGCCGAGTTCTCGGCGCTCGAAGCCGAACGCGACGACTGGAAAGCCAAGGCCAACGAAGCGGCCAAGGCGCTGGGCAAGGCCCAGAAGCTGGCCGACGAGGCCACCAAGCGCGCCGCGGACATCGACGCCAGCTATGGCAACGCCATGCGCGACGCGCAGCTGACCGAGGCACTGAGCAAGGCAGGCGTGACGCCGGCACTGCTCAAAGCGGCCAAGGCGCGGCTGTCGCCGGAGTTGCAGGTGGTCGATGAAAACGGCACCCGCGTGGTCAAGGCTGGCGACAAGTCGGTGTTCGATCACATCACGGAATGGGCAGGCAGCGAGGAAGGCAAGCACTTCATCGCGGCACCCGATACCCGCGGCGGCGGTGCGCACGGCGCACGTCCCGACAAGAACGCGACCAGCGTGTCCCGCGCTGCCTTCGAGGGCATGTCCACGGATCAGCGCATGGCGCACATCAAATCCAACGGCGTCGTGACCGACGCCTAACCGAGAAAACCTCCCATGGCGAACACCCTCACCAGCCTCGTCCCGAGCCTGTACTCGGCGGTCGATGTCGTCTCCCGCGAACTGGTCGGTTTCATCCCGTCCGTCGCGATGGATGCCACCTTCGAACGCGCCGCGGTCGGCCAGACCGTCTACAGCCACGTCGCGCCGGCCTCCACCGCGTCCGACATCACCCCTGGCCTGTACGCGCCCGACAACGGCGACCAGACCATCGGCAATGTGTCGATGTCCATCACCAAGGCGCGCGCCGTGCCGATCCGCTGGAACGGCGAAGAACAGCGCGGCCTGAACAACAACGGCCCGGGCTACAACCCGATCCTGCGCGACCAGTTCGCCCAGGCCATGCGCACCCTGACCAACGAGATCGAAGCCGACCTCGCCGCGCTGTACGCCAACGCCTCGCGCTCCTACGGCACTGGCGGCACCGTGCCGTTCGCCACCGCGGGCGACTACACCGATGCGTCGAACGCGCTGAAAATCCTGCTGGACAACGGCGCGCCGATCTCCGACCTCAGCATGGTGCTCAACACCGCGGCCGGTGCGAACCTGCGCGGCAAGCAGGGCGGCAAGGTCAACGAGGCCGGCACCGATTCGATCCTGCGCCAGGGCGTGCTGCTCGACATCCACGGCTTCGCCATCCGCGAATCCGCGCAGGTGAAGACCCACACCAAGGGCACCGGCGCGTCGGCGACCACCAACGCCGCGGGCTACGCGGTCGGCGCGACGACCATCACTCTGGCCTCGGCCGGTACCGGCACCATCCTGGCGGGTGACACCATCACCTTCGCGGGTGACACCAACCAGTACGTGGTGCTGACCGGCGACGCCGACGTGTCGAACGGCGGCACCGTCGTGCTGGCGGCCCCGGGCCTGCGTCAGGCGATCCCGGCCTCGACCACCGCGATCACCGTCGCGGCGACCGGCGCGCGCAACATGGCGTTCAGCCGCAACTCGATCATGCTCGCCACCCGCGCCCCGGCGATCCCGGCCGAAGGCGACATGGCCGACGACGCGATGATCGTGACCGACCCGCGCTCGGGCCTGAGCTTCGAAGTGCGCCTGTACAAGCAGTACCGCCAGATCCGCTACGAAGTGGCGATGGCGTGGGGCGTGAAGTGCGTCAAGCCGGAACACCTGGCGCTGCTGCTGGGCTGAGTGACCTAGGGGCCGGGGAAACCCGGCCCCTTTTTTCTGGAGCACGCACATGCTGATCGAAAACGAACCCGGCATCGTCTGGTGCAAGCCATGGGGCGAGGGGCAGGGCGACTATGTGCGCGTGTCCGTCGACCAGTTCGACCCGAGTTTCCATCGCCTGCTGAGTGACGAGGCCGACATGAACGGCAACGGCCGCCTGAGCGTGGGCGAATTGCGCGATTGGCTGACCGCGGCCGGCGTGGCGTTCAAGCCCGCCGCCAAGCGCAGCGAGTTGCAGGCGTTGTATGACGCCAACAAGGTGCCGGCCTAACCCATGGCCTTGATTGTCGAGGACGGCTCGCAGGTGGCGGGCGCGGAAGCGTACGCCAGCGTCGCCGATGCCGATGCGTACTTCACCGCGCGCGCCAACACCACGTGGGCGGCCCTGGGCACGTCGGCGAAGGAAGCCGCGCTGCGGCTGGCCGCCGACTACATCGAGGCCATGTACGGCGAGCGGTGGCAGGGCGAGCGTGTCACATGGACGCAGGCGTTGTCTTGGCCCCGGCAGGGCGTCGTCCTCGACGGCGTGCAGCTGGACTATGACGTGATCCCCGGCGCGCTGATGCGCGCGAACGTCGAGCTTGCGCTGAAAGCCAGCGCGGGCGAACTGCTGGCCGATCAGGGCGCGCAAGTGGTGTCCGAGACGGTCGGCCCGATCAGCGTGACGTACGCAGCCGGCGCACGACAGGCCACGCGGTATGCCTACGTCGAGAACATGTTGGCCGCGCTGCTCGATGCCGGCCTGAACCAGGTCGCGGTGCGGCGGGCGTGAGTTTCGACTACCCCGCCACGGCCGCCACGGCGACCCGCCTGCTGGAACGCTTCGGCGCGGCTTGCACGCTGGTGCGGCAGACAGCCGGCGCATACGACCCGGCGACCGGGTCCGCGCCGATCACCACCACGTCGCTGGACACCACGGCGGCGGTGTTCGATTACGCGCAACGCTACATCGACGGGACGCTCATCAAGCAGGGCGACCGGCAGGCGTACTGCGCCCCGGCCGTGACGCCTGCGCAGGGCGACCAGTTCACATGGCAGGGCGCGACGTTCACCGTCGTCTCGGTCAAGCCGATCAGCCCGGCCGGCGTGCCGGTGTTGTTCGAGGCGCAGCTGCGCGCATGAAAGGCAAGACCTTCGCGCTGGACGTGTCCAAGTTCGTCGCCAAGGCCAACGCCGCGCCCAAGCTGGTCGTGCGCAAAGTGGCGGGCGACATGCTCGCCAAAGTCGTGCTGCGCACCCCGGTGGGCGATCCGTCCAAGTGGAAGTCGCCAGCGCCGGCCGGCTATGTCGGCGGCCGGTTGCGCGCCAACTGGAACACCAGCATCGGCGGGCCTGATCTGTCAACCACGGTTGACACCGACGCCAGCGGCAGCGCGGTCGTCGCGCGCGGGCAGAACGTCCTGCGCGGCGTCGACGGCGAGCGCGACGTGTACATCATGAACTCGCTGCCGTACGTGCGGCGGATCGAATACGAGGGCTGGTCGAGCCAGGCGCGCGCCGGCATGGTTCGCGTCACGGTGGCCGAGTTCCAGACGTTCGTGAACAAGGCCGTGCGGAGCTTGCCCAAGTGAGCCAGAAGACCATCCGCGCGCTGTACGAAGGCCGGCTGGCGACATGGGCGGCGGCACGCATGCCGGCCTTGTCCGTGGCCTACGAGAACCGCCCTTTCACGCCGACGCAGGGCACCGCCTATCTGCGCGCGGCGCAGCTGCCGGCCGAGGTGGAAAGCCAAGACCTTGCCGGCGCGCACCGCGGCTACCTGGGCGTGTTCCAGGTGTCCGTGTATGCGCCGATCAACACCGGCCCCGGCGCGGCCCAAGGCATCGCCGATGAACTGGCCGCCTTGTTCGTGCTCAACGCGCGCCTGACCTCCGGCGCTGTGACCGTGCAACAGATCACCCCGGCCAGCATCGCGCCCGCGTTGCAGGTCGACAACGCCTACGTGCTCCCCGTGTCGTTCCAGTACCGGGCCGACACCGCCTAACCCGGCCCCGCGCCGTTCACTGCCCGCGCGCCGGGCCAACTCCCCCGAGGTATTCACATGTCCGTTTCGCTCCCGAACGGCTCGACGGTCGCGATTGCCAGCGGCTACGGGTCGGCCCTCACCGTGACTGCATTGACCAACGCCAATCCGGCTGTCGCCACCTCGACCGCCCATGGCCTGTCCAATGGCGACTACGTCGAGATCACCTCCGGCTGGTCGCGCCTGAACAACAAGGTCGTGCGTGTCGCTGGCGTGACCGCCAACACCTTCGAGCTGGAAGGCATCGACACGTCGAGCACCGCCATCTACCCGGCCGGCACCGGCACCGGGTCGGTGCGCGAAGTCACTGGCTGGACGCAGATCAGCCAGATTCTGGCGAGTTCCAGCACGGGCGGCGAACAGCAGTTTCTGACCTACCAGTTCCTCGAAGCCGATGCCGAGACCCAGATTCCGACCACCAAGTCGGCGGGCGGCATGGAACTTTCCATCGGCGACGATCCGACCCTGGCCGGCTTCATTGCCCTGGTCGCGGCGAACGATGACCGCCTCAAGCGCGCCCTTCGCATCACCCTGGCGAGCGACGCGAAGATCCTCTACAACGCGTACTGCTCGATCAACAAGACCCCGAGCCTGACCGTCAACGAACTCATGGCCTCGCAGGCCACGTTGTCGTTCCTGACCGAGCCGGTCCGGTACGCGAGCTAACGCATGGCGAAACTCAAACTGACCGCAGACCCCACTTTCACCGCGAAAGTGGGCATCCCCGTGCCGGGCGGCCGTACCGTGGCCGTCGAGTTCACCTTCCGCTGGCGCACCAAGGATGCGCTGTCCGCGTGGCTGACCGCCGCGCAGGAAGACTTGGACGCGGTGCTCGATTGCGCGTGCGGGTGGGAGAACGACGAACCGTTCGACCGCGAGAACGTCGCCACGCTGTTGCAGACCTACCCCGGCGCGGCGCGCGCGATCACCACCGCTTACCTCGAAGAATCCAGCGGGGCGCGCGCAAAAAACTGAGGGCCGTTGCCCGGGCGATCTATGCCAAGGGGCCAGACCGGGCGGCAATGGCCGCCCTGGGCATGACCCCGGAGGACTACCCGGACAACGGCGTCGAGTGCTGGGAACTGAACCTGCACGCCCTGACCGCGTTCACCGCCATGGATACGCAATGGCGGATCGCGGCCTCGGGCCACCCCATCGGACTGGACTACGCCGCGCTCCCCGCGGTGCTGCGCCTGTCCGGCATTCCACGTGCGGCGTGGCCTGACACCTTCGACGCCCTGCGCGTCATGGAGTCCGAAGCCATTGTCGCGATGAACGAGGCCAAGACATGACGGACGTTGCAAGCCTTGGCATCGTCGTCAAGACGCAAGGGGCCAAGGAAGCCGCCCGCGATCTTGCGCGGCTGGAAAAGGACGCCGACAAGGCCGAGCGCCGCGCCGTATCGCTGGGCAAGGCGTGGGGCATCGCGTTGGGCGCGGGCGCGGCGGCCGTCATCGTCGGCGGCGTCAAGGCGATCATCCGCAACACCATCGAGGCCGAGAAAGTACAGGCCCGGCTGGAAAATCGCGTACGCGCGCTGGGTGCGAGTTCTGTCGCCTCGGTCAAGCAGGTGGAATCCCTGGCGGACGCCCTTCAAGGCGTGTCCACGTTCGATGACGAGGCCATCAAGTCGGCGGCCACCTCGCTGCTCGCCTTCAATAACATCAAGCCGCAGAACTTCGAGCGCGCCTTGCGTGCGGCCACCGACCTCGCCGCCGACACCGGGCAGGAGTTGGAGGCCACCGCCGAGCGCATCGGCAAGGCGCTGAACAACCCGGTCACGGCTGCGCGCGCCCTGCGCGACATCGGCATCGAACTGTCGGCCAGCCAGAAAAACGTGCTGAAAGACCTGCTCGCCACCGGCCGCGAGGCCGAAGCGCAGGCGCTGGTGCTGGCCGAACTCGAAAAGCGTTACGGCGGCGCGGCGGCAGCGGCCCGCAACACCCTGGGCGGCTCCCTGACCGCGTTGAAAGTCGCGTTCGGCAACCTGCTGGAAGGCAATGGCGGGATCAACGAGACGACGAGGGGGATCAATCAGTTTACCGACACGCTCAACAGCCCGGATGTGAGGCGCGGTGCCGAGGCTATCGTCTCCGGCGTGCTGCGCATCGGCGGGGCGCTGGCGACTCTTGTCGGGCAGTTGGCGAATGCCACGTCGGCGCTGAACGAGTTTTTCGCCGCGAACGAGAAAAAGGGGCTGAACAGCCTCGTCAACAAGCGCAACGATCTGGAAGGCCAGCTGTTTGCCGCGCAGCGGCGCAGCGGGCAGGGGCTTTCCGACGCGAACGATCCCATCGCCAAGCTACTCGGCAAGGCGTCGGGCCGCGACGGCAAGGTCAAGGCGATCAAGGCAGAGATTGCCGAGATCGACCGCGAGATCGCAGCGCGTGAACGTGCCGCCAACTCTGCCAAAAAGGCGGCGTTGGTGGAGTCTGGCGTTAACGCCGGGTTCGCGAACTTTTCCAACAACAAGCCCGGCTCCGCCCCCGGCATCGCCCCGGCCAAGGCCGGACGCTCGGGCGGCGGCTCCCGCAGCCTGCGCGACTTCCCCAACTTCGCGGCGACGGCTGCGGCCGATGCGGCGGAACTGGCCGAGGCCGAAGATCGCGCGACCGAGGCGTTCCGCGACATGCAAGCGGTGCTCGAAGGGCCGCTCGCCGTGGCCGAGCGCGACCACGTCAAGCGCGTGGACGAACTCAACGCGCTGGCGAAGGCGTCGCCGGAAGCCATGGCCGGCCTGAGCGATGCATTGGCGAAGGAAGCCCAGCTGCACGAAAAGAACACCGCCGCGCTGAAAAAGCGACTGGACCCGCTGGCCGAGGTGCTGGGGTTCCAGCGGCAGGAACTGGACATGATCGGCCTGTCGAACGCCGAACGGCAGGTCATGAACACCCTGCTGGACGAGGAAATCGACCTACGCGGCGCGGTTGCGCAGGCGGCACTCGCCCAGGCGCGCGCGAACGATGTCGAGGCCGAAGCCCGCCACAGGCAGATCGACATGATGGACGACTTCCGCCGCAGCGCGTCCGACGCACTGTTCGATGTGGCGATCGGCGCGAAGTCGGCCAAGGATGCCGTGAAGGACTTTTTCGACTCGCTGGCGCAGCAACTGCTGCGCGCCGCGTCCGACAACCTGGTCGCCAACCTGTTCGGCCAGACCGGTAGCAGTGGCAGCGGATCGTCGGGGAACCTCATTGCGTCGCTGTTCTCTGCCTTCCTGGGCGGCGGGCGCGCGCTGGGCGGCCCGGTATCGGCCGGCAAGCTCTACGAGGTCAACGAGCGCGGCGCGCCGGAACTGTTCGAGGCCAATGGCCGCCAGTACCTCATGCCGTCGTCGGACGGCCGCGTCACGCCCCTGCGCGGCAACGGCAGCGCCGGCAACACCGTGATCGTGAACTACACACTGGAAGGCCGCGTGAGTCGCGAGGTCGAGTCTCAAGTCGCGCAGCGCACCTTGTCTGCGGCCAACCGCTCGCTGGCGAGGAACCGCTGACATGGCGCTGATTTCGACCCGCCTGTCGACGCGGGCGGAGGCCGGCTTCGTGCAGTCCCCTGCGTTCAAGACCAACGTGCGCCAGCTGCGTTCCGGCAACGAGACGCGCAACGCCGAATGGGCCACGCCGCTGCGCCGCTACACGGCCAGTTATGCCGCGTTCGAGACTGCCGAGCGGGCGGAACTGGTCGGCTGCCAAATGGCCTGCCGCGGGCAGCTGCACGACTTCCTGTTTCGGGACTGGCTTGACTTCCGGGTGACCGGCCAGAGCCTGGGCGTGGCCCCCAGCGGCACCACCGCCGTCCAACTGGTGCGCACCTACACGTTCGGGTCCGAGACCCTGACCCGCACCGTCAAGCGCCCGGTGTCCGGCAGCGTGACCGTGTACCAGGCCGGCGTGGCGAAAGCCGGCACCGTCGACACCGCGACCGGCCTGTTCACCCCGTCGACCGCATGGTCGGCCGGGCAGGCACTGACCGCCGATTTCGACTTCGACGTGCGCGTGCGCTTCGCCAACGACTTCGTGGAGTTCACGCTCCCGCATCGCGACGTGGCGCAGGTGCAGGTCGAACTGATCGAGGTGCGCGAGTGAGTCGTGCCATCTCGATTGCGTTGCAGTCGCACCTAGATACGCGCGTCACCACGTATTGCCTGCTGCTGAAAATCACGCCGGTCGATGGCCCTGCGTTCGGCCTGACGACGCTGGACGTGGCGCTGACCTATTCCGGCACGGATTACGTGGCCGCGCGCGGGTTCAACGATTCCGCCATTGCGTCGAGCGAAGGGCAGGGCGTGGACAACGCCGAGGCGGAAGTCCTGATCGCTGATCCGGCAGAGCTTGGCATCACGCTGGAACAGGTCAACTCCGGTTATCTGGACGATGCCGGCTGGGTCATGTACCTGGTCAACTATGAATCGCTTGGGCAGGGTCACGTCATCGTCGGCAGTGGCCGAGTGGGCGAGATTCGCAGCATGGACGGCCTGCTAGGCGCGGTCGAACTGCGGTCGTGGTCGCAACTTTGCAAGCAAAAGTCCGTGCTGTGGCCGACGTCCATGACGTGCCTTGCCACGTTCGGGGATGCGACCACCGGCTGCGGCGCATCGCTGACATGGACGGCCACGCAGACCGTCACCAGCATCGGCGCGGAGGCCGACCGGCAATTCACCGCATCCGCCCTGTCAGGCGCGACCGGCTACTACGGCGGCGGCCTTGTCGAATGGATCAGCGGCGACAACGCGGGCCGGTCGTATGAAGTCGAACTGTTCACCACGGGCGGCGTTGTCGGGTTGGCGCATCCCTGCGGCTTTGAGGTGCAGGTAGGCGACACCTTCAAGATTCGGCAGGACTGCGCAAAGACCTTTGCGGCCTGCCAAGCCTACGGGCAGACCTTGAACTTCCGTGGCCTGCCGCGCCTGCCGGTTGCCGATGGCGACGGCCTGCAAACCCCGGGCAACCTGTTGTGAGGATTCTAGGCGAGGCGTTCAGCGACGCGGAAAAGTCTGCGTCGCTGGCGGAAGCGCGGGCGTGCATCGGCATCCAGTGGCGGCACCGTGGCCGGCAGGGCTTGCCGTGGGGGCACAACGTCGGCCTGGACTGCATCGGCCTTGCCATGCGCGCGGTCGTCGCCGCTGGCCGCCATGTGCGCGATCTGGACGCCTACGGGCGCGACCCGGACGGCACCCTAATTGGGCACCTTGATGCCCATTTGGGGCCACAAACGGCCCATCTGGGGCCGTGTTCGCTGCTGTTGTTCCAGTTCGCCAAGCAACCCCGCCACGTCGCCCTGCTGTCCGAGGTCAACACCTTGATTCATTGCTACGACGGCGGCCCGCGATGCGTGGTCGAACATGCCTTTGACGCGCAGTGGCGCAAGCGCGTCGTCGCGGGGTGGGCGCTGTGAGCAAGGGCACCATCGGCACCTTCCTTGGCGCAGGTATCGGCTTCCTGATCGGCGGCCCCGCTGGCGCGCAAATCGGCGCGCTAATCGGCGGCGCGGTCGGGTCGTCCTTCGACACCATCGAAGGCCGCAAGGTCGGGGAAATGTCGTCGCCTCGCGCGCAGGAGGGCGAACCCATCCCGTTGACCTTCGGCAGTGCCCGCGTGACGGGCCGGCTGATGTCAACCGGCGCGCCGGTCATCGTCACGGAATCCGAAGGCGGCAAGGGTGGCCCGAAGGTCGAGAACGAAACCGCCTACCTGTCGTATTCGATCCTGATTTGTGAGTCGTCGGAGCTTCGGGATAGCTCGATCACCGACATCCTGATGGTGATCGAAAACAACAAAATTGTTTACGACATGCGGGCATCGCCTGCGGTGTCTGCGGCGGATTCCGCCAAGTGGAAGCAGAACAAGGTCTTTTACTTCGGCGGCGAGTCGCAGGGCGTTGACCCAACCGAGCAAATGATCCACGGCAGCGGCAACGTGCCGGCGTATCGCGGCATCGCCCGCATGGTCGTCACGGACGAGGATGTGACCCAGCACGGCGGTTCGATTCCGACGTATGAATTTGTCACGACGCAATGTGACATCGAAAGCCCGTATTTCCTGCTGGTCACGGGCGCGGCGATCACTGGTGGCGATCCGGTCTTTGCCGAGGCCGAGGCCACGGAACCGCTCGCGTTCACCGGCATTGCCCAATCCACGGGCGCGGACATCTTGAACGCCGTACCAGGATTCTACGATGGCGTATGGGTTGTCGCCGGCAACGAGGAGGCGCGCGTTTCCTACGACGAGCGCGACACGTGGCCCGCGCTGGCGAACGATCATGATGCATACGGACAGATCGCAGCCGGCCCGTTCGGCTGGCTGCTGGCCGCCGCAGCAGGGCCAGCGAGCTTTTACGACCTGACCGCGAAGGCGGCCAGCATTGAAGATGGCTTCACGTCATACGCCTTTGAGGCTGAGAACCCGCCCGGGACAACCTTCCGCGCGAACGGCGAAGAATCGCTTATGTGCCGCTACACAGGCGGCTACTACTGGCTGGACATCGGCGCGCAGGGCGAGCTTGTCAAGACATCTGGGCTTGGCGACCCGTTGCAGGTTGTTTACTACCACGCGAACAACACGGAAGCGGCGGCGTTTTGGGATATCGAGGTATTCGACGGCGCAGTGTACGCGGCGGTCGCGTGGAACCGCATCACGCCACGCGCGCAGGTTCGGCGGTCGAATGACGGCGGCGTGACGTGGCCGGATGTCATCATTGACAAGGCGATCACCGATGCTGACGCGCCGCTGCAATTGCAGGCGGGCGGCGATGTGCTGCTGGTGCATTGTCGCGGCGACGGTCACGTGTGGACGAGCGTTGACGGCTTCGCATCGTCGCACGCAACCGGCATCGGCGGCGACCGCACTGCGAATGTTCCGATACAGGCGCATCTTGGCATCGGGCGGCATATCGCCTACGCGCCTAACGGCAAGTTTTACATGATTAGTCGGCAGAACACGACGACTCCATCCATCGGGGATAAGTGCGTTTATACCGAAGACGGGCTGACGTTCAGCGCGCCTGTATCGCTGCCGATCAAAAACCTATACGGCATCGCAGCCAGCGACGGCACGTTTTACACCCCGCCAGATGACATCCTCCTGCCGGACGTTGACGATTTCAGCATTGATCCGGTCACCGGCACCGTGCGCGGCCCGACACGTGTCGCCCTAGATTGCGCGCCTAGCCTGTCGAGCATCGTTGACAAGCTGGACGCCCGCGCCGGCATCCCCAGCGCGAACACCATTACCACGGCGCTGGACGCCATTGAGGTTCCAGGCTACGCCGTCGATCAGTTCATGACCGTGGCCGAAGCGAAGGAACCGCTGCGGCAGGTTTACTTTTTCGACTGCCCGGAATACGACGACGCGATCCGCTACCGCCTGCGTGGCGGCGCTACTGATTTCACCGTTGACCCCAACGACCTGATCGTTGGCGAGGAGGCTACCGAAAAGGGCGTGCGCGGGCAGACGGTCGAGTTCCCGAAGCGGTTGCACGTCCAGTACGTTGACCCGGCGACCGGCTACAAGCCGATGAAACAAACGGCGGAACGCATTTCGCCGGACATCCGCGTCAAGGGCGAATTGGTCGCGGGCGCGAACATCACGCTGGACGCGGATACCGCAAAGCAGGCCGCCGACATCGGGCTGAAGACCGCATGGACGGAACGCGAGGATAGCCGCGACATCATCCTGCCGATGGACTACTTCGCGGACGCCATCGCCGCGCACACCTTCACGCTGGACGGGCGGCGCTACCGCATCACCGACATGCGCGTCGAGGCCGGCGCGATCTATATCGAATCCAAGTACGACCGGATCAGCGCCTATTCCAGCGCAGCCACCGGCACCGTTGGGCCGACGCCGGGGGCCGGCTCTACCCTGTCCGGCCCGACCGCATCCGCGATCATGAACCTGCCAGTCCTGCGCGATACCGACGACAACGCCGGCATCTACTGGGCAGCGGCGGGGTTGCTGGACACATGGCCTGGCGCGCAACTGCAACTGTCACGCGACGGCATGACGTTCAGCAACAATGTGAGGGTCACGCAATCGGCCACGATGGGCGTGTTGACGGCCAGCCTTGCCAGCGCCAGCCGCTACGGCATGGACAACACGAATACGCTATCCGTGCGCGTGACTGCGACGGGCGGCGCGCTGGACTCGACGGACTACGACGGGCTGTTGGCCGGCGACAACGCGGCGGCGATCCTGTATGCAGATGGCACGGCGGAAATCGTGCAATTCCAGACCGCGACGGAAACCGCGCCGGGGGAATACGACCTGACCGGCCTGCTGCGCGGGCGCAAGGATACCGTTGCTGGCGCACATGCCGTTGACGCGCAATTCGTGCTGCTGGACGAAAAAGTCCGGTTTGTCGGCCTGCGCGCCGATGATCTTGGGAAGACCTTGACGTTCCGCGCCGTGTCGATCAACACGCCTGCCGCGTCGAACGCCACGCAAACCCTGACCGTGACCACGCTTGAAAGCCTACGCGAGTGGGCGCCCTACAACATCACCGTATCGTCTGACGGGGATGGCGGGTACTGCATCGAATGGATCGGACGCGCGCGGCTGGGGTCGTCCGTCACCCCGATTCATTCGCAATGGTTCGAGGGCTACCGCGTAACATTCACCGTCGCGGGTGTCACGCAAACGGTGGACACCACCGATCAGGAATTGTGTGTCGATGCCGACACGCTTACCGGATGGTTCGGCAGCAGCTACGGCTTGCCGCAGGTGACGGTGCAGACGCGTTCCCGCGTGCCGACTGTCGAGGCGACCCCAGGGGAGCCGACATACGAGGATGAACCGCTCGATTTCACCATCGCCGGCAATATCCCCGATTGGTGCGTCGGCGTGCCGATGCGGCTCTACTGCGGGCCAGCCACAAGCCTGCGCGCGGCTGGCCCGTTCCAAGCCTACGGCGGACTGTGGGATGCCACATTCTACGGCCTCGCACTGCCGGGAATCTTCGGCATTGGCGACAATCGCGGCTCGTGCTTCCTGACGGGCCTGCCGCATACCGCAGGCACGTACACCACCGACTTGGATTTCGTGGCAACCGGCCCAACCGGCGCATCCACCGGCACGGACACCATCGCGCAGTCCGTCACCATCGCCGCCGCGCCGACCTACAGTTACATGGATTGGGGCAAGCACCGCCCGAATACCGATACGTACATCTGCCAAGACCTGCAAACTGCCGACTGCGGGCCGTCCGGCATCGGACAGCAGATCAGCATCGGCGGCGCAAGCACCGGCAAAGTGGCGTGCGCCTATGTGGTGTCCGGCCTGACGGGCGGCGGCTCTGTCTCGCTGGCCGTGGTCGCGGCCACCGAGGGAACCGGCATCGGCTACGGCGTTGCGGGCGTCTATACCTATAGCGTTGGGAATGGCACGTACATCATCGAACTGGACGCGGACACGGGCGCGATTGCCGTCCGCGATTCCGGCTCGACGCTGGACACCGACACGCTGGCGCTGACCTACGCCTACGATGGGGAATACCGGTTCGGCTGGGCCACCTCCGTTCCTGCGCCTGGGGCGGTTATCCAGTGCAACATGGGCAATACGGCGTGGCCGTTCGCGCTGACGGGCGGATACGGCGGGATGCCGATGCCCAGCGTGATTTTCCCGGCAGGCTTCGACCCCGCCAGCGCGTCCAGCACCAGCACCTATGTATTGAGCGGAACGGATAGCCCAACGTCAGCCAGCACGCCCCCGGGCGGCGCTGGCGGCACCGGCATCATCCATGCGGACGTGGGCAAGTCCAGCGGGCAATACCGCTATCAAATTTCCGCGTTGGGCGGCAGCGGAACTAAGCGCGTGGGCCTGTGCCAGTCCGGCGAAACGGACGTGCTGGGCGAGGGCTTGAACAGCATCGGCGTGCGCGATGCGACCACCTCTGACCGGAATTACCTTGTCGCATGGAACTTCGGCACCGCTACCGAGGTGCGCTTCTCGTCCAGCGGTAGCCATAGCCGGTTGAACTCCGTGCGCTTCGGCGTGGATTTCGCGGCTGGCACCGTCGAGATTTGGATACTTGCAAACATGGACACGGGCGGCGAGTGGGAGTTGTTGACCACGCTTTCCGGCCTGCCCGCTGGCACCTACTACCCCGCAGGCTACGGTGCTGGCAGCACCATAACGCTGACCCCACAACCCGATGGCCCCCCGGGCTATTCCGACTGGACGCGATAACGCATGGCAACTGAAACGTATACCGGCCTGACATTGCAGGAAGCCGGCAGCCTGCAAACCGACGCGCTGCAAAACGCGGAACTTAACCTGTTCGGCCCCGCGATTGCCGGCAACGTCACCCGCGAGTTTGCGACGGACGCGAACATCACGCTGACCAGCGCGGAATACTGGACAAGCTGCATCACGTTCACCGACTCGCCCAGCACACTGACCGCAGGCCGCGACGTGGTGTTCCCCGCCGCGTTCCCGCACATCGTTTGCGTGAACAGCACGGCGCAGACGTTGACGTTCAAGAAAAGCGGACAAAGCGGGGTCACGCTCGCCGCTGGCGCAACGTGCCTTGTTGCATCCGGCCCCACCGATGTTGTCAAGGTCATCAGCTAAGGAATCATCATGGCGATTCGATCATCCCTCCCGCGCCCACGTGGGCGGCCTTTCGTCGGCACCAGGACATCCCCGCCGCTGGGGGGTGGCGGCTATGACCCGGCCGAAGAACTGTTTGGTGCCGGCGAAGTCGGCGTTGCGATTGTCGCGTCGGACTTTTCTACGCTTTGGCAAGGGCCGGGGCGCACCAATCAAGTAACCGCGGTCGGGCAGACGGTAGCGGTTGCCGATGACATTTCAGGCAACGGGAAAAACGTCACGTTCACTGGCGTCACGCTTGGGCAAGACAACGCTGGACGGTATTACTTTGTGGCGAGCGGCACTGCAACAGCGACAACGGATAGCATCGACCTGACCGGCACCAATAAGGTTTCCGTTTTTTCGGGATTCTTTAACACAAGCGTCGGTGCTGCAACTATCGCAAAGTTCGGCCTAATCGCCTCGCAAGCAGGCACGTTCGACTTTGGCATACAGTCAAGCGGCGCTTTGATTTATCGGCGCGGCTCCGGGTCATTCGGAGCGCGCGGGACTCCGGATATCGGCCAAACGGCAACGGTTGTTTCTGCGGTTGTTGACCTTTCGGGCGCAACTCAGGCCACGGAAAACCCAACACTTCGGGCGAACCTGTCGCAACCGTCGCTCGCAAACTACGGGTCGGCAGACTCGGGGTCTGGAAATTTCGGAACCTACGCGCTAACGCTATTCAGCGGGCAGGGTGCGTTCCGTGGCGGCCTGTACTATCTAATCGTGCGCGGTGCGACTTCCAGCGCAGACGAAATCGATGACGTTGAGGCATGGGGCGTGACGCTTACAGGCCCGGCGCTGACGTTTTCCGCAACGCCTACCAGCTTCACGGATACTGGCGCGGCAACAAACATGGGTACGCACTACGTTACCTCCAATTTCGCTACTGCCAATTTCACGACGACCGCAAGCGAAATCGAAATCAGCGAATATTGCTCGATCTTCGGAACCTTCCCGGCTTATGCAGCCTGCGGGGTTTACGTGGATGGCGCGTATGTTGGGCAGTTGCCGGCAACATCAAACGGCGGCATTACCCGTGGCCGCGTACCGCTAGGATCGTCCGGCTCTAAGACAGTCACCATTGTCAATGGCACGCAATCCAAGCCGTCCGGCACGCTGTTGGGTACCTGGGTTGTAACGGTCAAGGCTGACGCGGCGCTAACGCAGACATTCCCGTCCGCGACGAATCGCATCCTGATTTATGGCGATTCCATCCCCTCGGGTTCCGATGCGCTTCCGCCGACTCAATCCGCGTGGCCGATGCTTCTTCGTGGGGCATACAGTCCGGACTCTGTTGCATTGGAGACATGGGGCTACCGGTCGTTGCACGATGATTGCGTGGACGCAACGGCCCGCGCCGCATTCGTGGATATTGTCGAAACGTATGCGCCTGAAATAATCTGGCTGGCGATTGGGACGAATGATTACGGCATCAACAAGTGGACTGCGGCAAACTTCGGCACGGCCTACGCCGCGTTGCTTGACGACCTGAACGCCGCGCTGCCGGGTGTTCCGATCTACTGCCAAACTCCAATCCTCCGCACCAGCGAAGTTGCCAACGGGCTTGGGTCAACGCTTACCGATTACCGCAATGCCATTGCTACGGCAGTAAGCACGCGCACAAGTTTTGCAACCCTCGTTGACGGGGCGGCGATCATGACAACCGCGTCACTGACGGACGGCATCCACCCATCCACGGCGGGCCACGCCCTGTATGCGGCTTATGTCGAAGGCGTGCTAGGCATCTAAAGCCGGTCGGCTAGGTCGTCGGCGCTGGTGTTGTAGTACAGAAGCAAACTGCGCGGGTCGCGGTGTCCGATCACGCGGGCGAGTTCCAGCACGTCCAGCTTTCGTGACAGTCGCCAGATCGCCTCCGCTCTGGAATCGTGAAAGTGCAGGTCGGGTATCTGCGACGCCTTCACCGCCCGCCGAAACAACGCATCCCGCGTGCCGGGGTTCACGTCGAAACACGTGGCCCGGTCGCGGGGCAGGGCGGCCAGTATCTCGCGCGCCCGTGGCGATAGCGGCACGTCCCGCACATCGCCGTTTTTCGTGCGCGGCAGCGTGACGGCCTTAGCCCGCACGTCCGCCCATGTCATGCCTAATATCTCGCCGGCCCGCATCGCGGTTTCTACGGCGAACAGGAACGCAAGCCCCGTCCGATTCTCCGACGTGGCGGCCTCGGTGTCTGTCACCCCAAGCGCCAGCGTTACCCGGTCAATTTCATCCTGCGATACCCGCCGCTTCCGACTCGGGGGCGAACGCGGCACGCGCACCTCGGCCATCGGCCTATCCCGCAGCCAGCCCCAATCCTTCCGGGCGGTTTCCAGCACTGTGCGGATCAGGGCCATTTCCCGCGCGACCGTGGCCGGCGCAACCTCCTGAAGCCTCGCATCACGCCATGCCGCTATATCCGGCCCTGTAAGCCGCGCTAATGGCTTCCGTGCCAGCGCGTCCCGCTGCAGCGATTGCAGCCGGATCGCCTCCCAGCGGCCACCACGGCGGCCTGGTGACGTATCTGCGGCGAAGCGTGCCATCGCGTCCCCAACCGTCTTATCGGGTAGCCTAGCCCCGGACAGTTCGGCTTCCCGCTGCACCGCCCATGCGGCGGCCTGCTGTTTCGTGGGGAAGGTTGCGGACTCACGGGAGCCGGCGACATACAACTGCACGCGCCAGCCTTTCCCGTGCCGGTAGATGCTCGCCATACCCGCCCCCGTGGGTAATCCGTGGGGAGCGAGCATAGAACAACCGGACATCGCCGGACACAATCGGAAACAGGCCATCCGTTGAAACCCGCGCCATACGGTCGTTTCATGAAAAACCGGACATGGCCGGACAGGGCCGGAACCGAACCTAGACCCCTATTTCCGGCACCAGTTGCAACGGACAAGCCCGCCTCGGCGGGCTTTTTCGTGCGCGCGTCTTAACGGGTGCGACCCGCGGCGGCTAGGATGCGGCATGGTCAAGCCTTCGCCGAACGCATCCTC